TAAGTTCAAAGACCAAATTGATGCCGCGACACGCGCGTTTGATATGCTGGCGGCGACAAACAACTCATGGGCTGGAACAATATGAATATCATGGACGGCCTGCGCAACATCGTCGCCAATCTCGGCACGGACCGGGACAAGGCATCGCACAGCTATTATTACAACACCACGATTGCCGATGACCAGCTGGTTGCGATGTACCGCACCAGTGCCATTGCCCGCAACGTGGTGGACCTGCCCGCTGAGGATGCGACCCGTGAATGGCGCGAATGGCAGGCCGACGCGGAACAGATCACAGCGATTGAGGCTGAAGAAAAGCGGTTGGGCTTGCAGGGTAAGACGATGCAAAACCTCAAGCGCGCGCGGCTGTTCGGCGGCGCTGCAATCTATATCGGCACGCGCGACCTGGACGCATCGAAGCCGCTGGATCCGGCCCGGATCGGCAAGGGCGGGCTGCAATATCTTGCGGTTTTTGAACAGGTCGGAAATTACGGCGGGGGAAATCCAGCGCGACCCGCGCCTGCCTGGGTTTGGCAAGCCGATCATGTATCGGATGAATCCTGCCACCGGCGCATCGGTTGATATCCACCCAAGCCGACTCGTCATCGCGACAGGCGAGGAAGTGCCAGATGATCGGTATTCCGCATACCCTGGCTGGGGTGACAGCACGTTGAATGCCACGATCAGCGCCGTGCGGAACCTGGACGCCACAATCGCCAACGTCGCATCGCTGATATTTGAGGCCAAAATTGACGTGTTTGGCATCAAGGGGTTTACTGACGGACTGATGCACGGCGGTCAAGAATATGAAAACATGGCGCTGGCACGCGCTGCACTGACCGCGCGCGGCAAGGGCATCAACGGCGCTCTGCTGATGGACTCAGAAGACACATACGATCAGAAAACCGCCAGCTTTGCCACGCTGCCGGACATCATCGACCGCTTTATGCAGATGGTATCGGCGGCAGCGGGCGTTCCGATGACCAGGCTGTTTGGCATTTCAGCGGCTGGATTGAACGCAACCGGGGCAGGTGATGAAAAGGTTTACTTTGACAGGGTGAGGGTGATGCAAACGCTCGATCTTGATCCGGCAATGGAAATCTTGAACGAATGCCTGATCCGTTCGGCGCTGGGCAACCGCCCGCCCGAATTGCACTGGACGTGGCGTCCGCTATTCCAGCCAACGGCCAAAGATCGGGCCGATATGGGTAAGGTTCTTGTTGACAGCGTGAAAGTTCTTTATGACATGGACATCTTGCCACAAGAGGCGCTTGCGGATACAATCGTAAACACGCTGACCGAAAGCGGGGCGTTTCCGGGGCTGGAAGGCAAAGTGAAAGAGTTTTTTAACGGCGCGGAAGGGGCAGACGAATGAAAATGACAGACGCCGCCACGCTTACAGGTGCCTGCGCCACAGACGAAGGGTATCTGGTTGCCAATGTCCGCACGGCCCGCATCGGCACGCAGGACTATCGAGGCTCTGAACTTGACCGGCCCGACCTGGACACTGTGACAGTTTACCGCGATGAATCCGAAGTGTTTCGCAAGGCTAGCCTGCAAACGTTTGGCCTGCTGCCTGTCACTGATGACCACCCTGTTGATCTGGTGACGGCCGACACGGCTCGCATGGTCTCGGTCGGCACCACGAATGAGGAAGTGCTGCGCGACGGCGAGTATCTGCGCATCGGCATCAAACTGACCGACGCCGCCACGATCCGCAAGGTGCAGGACGGCAAGCGCGAATTGAGCGTAGGATATACCTCGGAATTGGTATGGGGCGACGGGATTGCGCCGGACGGGACCGCGTATCATGCGCGCCAAACGAACATTGTGGGAAACCACATCGCTATTGTGGACGCCGGACGCGCTGGCCCACTGGCAAGAATCGGTGACGCTGAACCAATCACTGTAGCGGGGTGGGGCGCATCCCCCATCACAGACGAAAAGGACGTAATCATGGCAGACGCCATCCAAACGCGGACCGTCCTGATTGACGGTCTCTCCGTCGTCACGACCGACGCGGGCGCGCAGGCGCTTGAAAAGCTGCAAGGACAGATCACAGACGCACAGACCGCCCTAGCCGCCAAGGACGGCGAACTGGCGGCCAAGGACGCCAAGATTGCCGAAATGGCCAAGGCCACATTATCCGACGCGGATCTTGACGCCAAAGTCGCGGCCCGCGCTGATCTGATCGGCAAGGCCAAGGCAATCGCCAAGGACGTGGAAACGACCGGCCTGTCTGACGCTGCCATTCGCAAGGCCGCTGTCGTGACGGTTCTGGGCGATGCAGCTTTGACCGGCAAACCCGACGCATATATTGATGCGTACTTTGACATTCTGTCAGAGGATGCTGCCAAAGGTGACCCGGTGGCTGATGCACTGACAACTGGCGTGACGGTTGCGACCGACGCGCGTGCCGAATACGTCAAGAGCCTCGGCACGGCCTATCTTCAACCTGTTGGCAAAGGAGCGTAAATCATGCCTATTCAAGACGCATTCGGGGGCCGCTGTTGATGCAATGCCTTTGGGCTACGCAGGCATGATCGCCGAGGGCCAGCAAGTCAAAGACGTTGCCAGCAAGCGCGTCACCACTGCACCAGTTGCGTTCGGCCTCGCGGTCGGTCGTGATGGCGTCATCGACGGAGCGGTCAAACTTGGCGGGACGGGCTTTGAAGGCATCGCCATCATCGACAAGACCCGCGTTGGCGACGAATATATCGTCGGCGAAATGGCCGGTATTCTGCGCAAGGGCACGGTTTGGGTCACAGCATCGACTGCGGTTGATCCTGGTGATGCAGTAACCTTTAACGCCGCGACCGGAGTGATTGGTGATGGCCTTGCCACCACGATTGCCGGGGCAAAATTTGAAACTTCGGGCGAGATCGGTGATCTTGTTCGTGTCTATCTGCCGTAAGGAGCAAAGACAATGAACACGGAGATCATGGACGCGACCGCAGCTTTGGGTTTCGTCATTTCGCAGCGCAGCCACATCGAAGCCGAGGTGATGCGCAAACCCTATCCGACAATCCTCTACCCGCGCTTGATGCAGGTGGACACGTCGGCAAATCAATTCGCAGCATCCGTCACGTTCTTCACGCAGGATTCGGTCGGGCGCGCAAAATTCATCAACGGCAAAGGGGACGACATCCCGCGCGTTGATGTAACGAGCGGCAAGTTTGAGCAGACCGTCAATATGGCGGGCGTCATGTATTCCTATTCGATTGAGGAAATTGGCGCGGCGGCACAACTGGGCACGAACCTGCCCACTGAGTCGGCAAATGCGGCGCGGATGGCGTATGAGCAGCTGGTCAACAGCACGGCGCTGATCGGCAATGCTGACATGGGGATTGAAGGTCTCTTCAACACCACAGGCATCACATCGGCTGCGTCTGCGGCGACGTTCGCACTGTCCACGCCACAGGCGATCCTCGCGTTCATTAACGGCCTGCTGACCGGCATCAAGTCGGCAAGTCTTGGAACGCAGATTGCGGATACCATTGTGCTGCCGATCGCTCAGTTCGGTGATTTGGCCACCCGCCAGATCGCGCCGGAAAGCGATGTGACGATCCTCGACTTCATCCGGCGCGCGAACGTCTACACCGCCCAGACTGGTCAGCCGTTGAACGTCTTTTCTGACTACAACCTGACCAACAAGATGGTGGCTTATCGCAACGATCCGAGCGTGGTGAAGTTGCACATGCCGATGCCGCTGATGTTCCTCGCACCCCAGGCAGTCGGGCTTGAAGTGCGGAGCTACGGCGCATTCCGGTTCGCGCCGGTCAGCATCCGCACCCCATCGGCGGTGCGGTATGGGACGGGCCTCTGACGATGGCCCGGCACACTAGCACATACCCCGGCACGCTCGTTATGCCGGACGGCACTGAGGTCAAATCCGGCGACGACGTTACAATCTCTGCCGATCTGGCAAAGAATGAAGGCGTCGCCGGATGGATCGAAAGCGGTTGGCTTGTGCCGCCCGCCAAGGCAGAAGCTGACGCCAAGGCGGCACAGCCCGCCATGCCAACCGGCAAGAAATAACCATCGGGCGGGCTGTCATGGCCCGTCCATTCATTGGAGCGTCACATGATCGGCACCGTCACAGCACTGATCGCATACGCCGGGGACCGTGGCACGGTAATCGCTGACGACGCCGCGACTTTGCAGGCGCTTGTTCGCGCATCCGATTACATACAATTCACATATCTGGACGGATCGACATGCACCGCCGACAGCCCAAATGTCGTGGAAGCTGTGTATGAGGCGGCCATTGCCGAGGTGGCAGTGCCGTTCATCTGGACCAAAACATTCACGCCAGCCGAACAGAAAGTTCTTGTCGGCGCTGGCGATATTAAATGGCAGGTGACGGGTGACGCCAGCAAGGGCGGCGCGGCCATCCCCCGGTCCACCAAAATCGAGGCCATGCTGCGCCAGTGCATCGGCGGCGGGCTTTACGGTTACTCGACCGGCCCGAGGTTGGTATGAGCGGGGCCGCAATAGCCGCAGAAGTCGCGCTGGCATACGCTGAGGCGGGCCGTGACGCTGGCGACGGGCTTGGGGCGGTGTCTGTCACGATCAGTCGGCCAGGGCAGCCCACGGGGCCGGAATGGAACCCTACACCCGGCGCGCCTGTTAATCACGTATTCGTCGCCAAACCGTCATCCAAGGCATACACTCAGCGGACAGGCTTGGCATTGGGTGCGGGTGAGTTGGTCTATTCGCTGGTAAACCACGGCGTGACGATTACC